ATGTCTCTCATGTTTAATCCCACCGACAACTGATATAACATTTCTATTTTTCATTATTGTGCCATTTTCTGTGCAATGTAACCAAAGAAGTGCATTACATCACCATTTTTAAAATCAATCTCAACTAATCTATCTTTTGTCATTTGTTGAGTTTTTGGGTGGAACGCTTTAATCTGTTCAATTACTGCACCCAAAGGAATTATATTCATACCCCACACAGGGCCTTTGTATTCAAATACATGTTCTATATCTAGGTTCTTTTCTTCGACTAGAGTATCTAACCATTTTTCAAACTTCATAATTTCTTCCTTTCTCATTAACTATACCTATAGTATACATGTTATCATAACAAATGTCAAGGCATTTCTTCACTTTATTTGGCACATTCTGTCGCACCCAATTAACAACCATATAACTTAGTTTCCTCGTCCCATGAATCTCTCATGTTCTCTAGTTTTTCCAACATATTATATAGATTACCAGTACCGGCTCTGTCACCATTATCCATCAATTTTTTGCCCCAATCTGACCTTTGATTGACTGCTATCTTCAATTCTCTTATCGTATTTTCTAATTGCAGTTTTGCATGTTCTACTTGACACTGGTCTAAATCTCTATAGTGTTGTTTATCTCTTTTCATAGTTCCTCTATCATTGTTAATATACTTATATTATACATGTTATCAGAACAAAAGTCAAGGCCCAAAGGCATCTTTTTGGCCAAAAAAAACCCCCCATTCCGATTAAGAAATGGGGGGTTCGAGAGTTAGGGCAACCGAGTGAGAGAGAGTTGAGAGAGGTTGTTCCCCTAACCATTCTTATATAATACTACATGAGTATTAAAAAGTCAACACATTTTTAGAGCTTCTTCTGTAGTTTCTGTAACTCTACGAGTCCAACCTCTACCGAATGTCTCAAATGTTTTTAATTTTTCATAGTATGATTGACGTTCTGCTTGAAAGTTCTTGATAGTTGTTTCAAGACCATGTTCATCAATATACTCACCAAGTTTCCTTAGTGTGTTGGGCCCGATGCCACCATCGGCAACAGTTCCAATTAGTGTTTGCAAATATTTTGCACTTCGTCCTGTACCAGCGTTTACTCCGAAATCGAATACGCAAAGGTCTAGCCCGTTTGGAATGTCATCACATTTTAGACGATTCCAATAATTCTTTTCGTAGATGGGTGCGGCATCCTCTACAGTTAAGTCTTTCATGTCTTTCGTACCACCGAAATCTTCATAAACTCTCTTGGTAATGCCAAGATTAGTTTCACCGCCTGGGTCTTTTGGATGGTTGACATAACCACCCTCGTGATGGAGAATCATCTCCAAACAATGTTGATAGTTATCTTTCATAGCTTTATTCCTTGTTGTAACTGTCGTTCCATTGGAACGCTTCTTTAACGACATTCTCAGAGAGTCCTTTGAATGCTTGATGTAGTTTTTTATCTTTCGCAGAGATAACGAGGTCAGCTTCACTTTTGTGTAGTCCTTCTAACATTTGGATAAACATATTTTCACGTTTGAATCCAACTAGTGCATCGTCACCGCCTTTAACAAAACGATAAAGTTTTTTGTACTCTCTTCGTAGTACAGTGTGTTCAGTTCCTTCTTCAGCATCATTCGCTGTAAAAGGTACTTCACCTTGGGGAATCACCCATTCGATATTTGGGTCGAATGAGGATTTAATGATTACACGCAATGCATCGCAATCATATTTCTTCAAGAGTTCAACCTTCTTGGCCTTCGTCTTTGCGTTATGTACTTTCTTTAATACCTCAGAAAGTAGAGGTGTATAGGTATCTTGAACCATATTAAAAGTCTCCAATGTCATTCATAAGATTTTTCAATCTCTTTTTAATAAAATAATTTAGAAGTTTTGACCTATCGCCGTGTTCAGCATTCTGGTATTCTTCCAGAATTTTTACCTTCAAGTCACTAGGTATGCATTCTAAATCAATTAGGGTTTTATTCCGTTGATAATTTCTTAGCATCTCATCTGAACAATAGTCAGTTGGTTCTAAGTCAATCCACGTTTCTAACTTTTTCTTAGTTAGTGGTCTTTGTCGTAACTCATCAACGAAAGTGTTATCTGGTGAGAGGAAATTTGGAACGCCATCACTCCTGTCACCCTTTAGCACATGTTCCCTTATATATATGTCGGGGTCAATATCCTTTATAAATTTCTTCACTGTGGGAGAATATTGTTGTACATTGTTATATTTGTGCAACTGTATAAAATCTTTATCACCAGACAATATAAGGATATGCTCAAACTCACTTGGAGTTTCAGCAACATGTTGGACGATAGCTGCAATGCAATCATCTGCTTCTGCACCTTCGACCTCTAATACTTTATAGGGAAATGTTTCTTTGATTTCATCTCTAATATTATTCAGAGTTTCAAAGATTGTGTTCCAATCAAGTCCAGAGTTTGCTCTGTCCTTTTTTCGGTTGGATTTGTAGTTGGGGAAGTAATCCCTTCTCCAATACTTTTTGCTATCATAACAAAGAACCATTTCACCAAAGGCTTCATGGAATCGACTACGGTATCCTCTTATAGAATTTAACACCATATGTCGAACTAGATTTTCATCTAATTCATTGTCACGTTTTGAACCTAGTTGCATCATTAGATTACTAATGGTAACTTGGTTCATATCAACTAATATCATAATTTGCTCACTTATATTTTATATCATTATATAGTATACTTTAATAACGCCTATATGTCAATAGATTTTACTCTTCATCTTCCTCAGTTGTTACTGCATCTTTGATTTCATAACAATCTAAGTACACACTTGTCTTTCCATTTTCTTTTGTTGTCGTAACAAATTCATCTGTAACGAACTGCATAGGATGTGGAATACCACAACTTCTATAGAGTGTCGATTTTACCATCTCTATCAACATTGAGATATCAGCAATAAATTCTGTATCCTCAGTGTCAACACCATTTTCACTCATGTTGTGTATCATGTTGACAACCAATCCTTCAGTAAGATGGTCTGCAAATGTCATATCTTGTTGCATTTGTAAAGCATAACTATCTACTTTAATATTAGGATTAGGTGTTGCCTTCAAAGGGAACTCAATAATATTACCCTTTTTCTTTTCCATCAAAATTTTCCTCTTCCATTTCTTTTGTCCACTCACACATAATATCTGGATACCATGTTCCGATATTTCTTTTTGGTGTACCGTCTGGATGGTATGCCATTACTAGACAAATACTCTTACATTTGTTTTGTTGGTATTCACCCCAAAACATGTCTAGGTATTCACCAGTTCTTAAATATGTTTCTAGGTTACGAATGTATCCACGATGAGATTCATAACGTGCTTCTGCACCCTTAACCTTTGCTCGTGCATTTGCACGTTCAGAGGACATCAAACTCTTTTGAGTTTTAATCCATTGTTTTACTTTGATATGACTCCATGCATCGTCATCGCCTCTTGCGAGTACAGATGGATGGATACTTTTGTATTCGGGGGGATTTTCTTTAAGTCGTTTCTCTCTCGCTTTTGCAAGTCTCTCACTTGCCGCTGCCTTTTGCTCAGCAGTCATAGGTTTGCGAGGTTTACGTTTCTTCGGTAGAGTAGAGTCGTTCTCTACGTTCAACTTCCTTTTCATAAGTCACCTTTTTAATAGCCACGTTCAAGTTTTTGTTTTTCCAAATTTCGCTTGAATCTGCGAGTTGCAGCATCCTTTGCTTTTCTACGCTTAGTCCCTTTGGACTCATAAAAGGTTCTATCTCTTAATTCTTGAAAGAACCCATCACGCAAGAGTTTCTTCTTTAAAACTCTTAACGCTTTGTTAACATCATTATCACGAACAATCACAGTCATCCCAGCAGGACGCTCTTCTTGTTTAAAATTACGTTTCTTATTATACTTATTAAATTTATTATACCTCATTAAATCCTCATTTTGGCCTGCCCGGCAAGACTCGAACTTGCGACCTACGGTTTAGAAGACCGTTGCTCTAATCCAACTGAGCTACGGGCAGTATTCTTGGTTACAGCAATTACTTGCTGAATTGTACCTTATATTGTCTACCGTTATGGTAAAAGGTAACAACACTATGTGAATAAACAGTAGTCACTTCTTCATCATAACGTGTCTCAATACTGCATACTCTTTTAGTTGATGCTTGTGCATCAGAATTATCGTGTCCGATAATCCCACCAAGTACTGCCCCTGCGGCCGCACCGTTGTCTTTTTTGGTAACTACTTTACCAAGGATACCACCAATGATAGCACCTTTAAGTAAGTCACCAGACTTGTCTCCACCAGTTGTAACATTCGTACACACCTCTACATTGTAGGGTACACGATTAATTACATTCTTGTTTATATCTGTAACTTGTGCATCATGGGCATACGCCGTACTCGACAACGCCATCATGGCACAAAGTCCATAAGTTAGTTTTTTCATTTTTACTCCTTCACAGTATGTACTACAGCACCAGTTCCGAATAATTCGTATCCGTCTTTTGCTTTAGTAATCTTTACATAAGTATCCAATACTGCACACATTTCTTTTGCGGCATTAATTGCATCACCTAAAGTTTTATAAATCATCCATAATTCTCCACATCAATATACACTATACATCATTTAGATAGCTTTGTCAAGAGGTATTAACTCTTTTTCTCCAGTTTTTTCATCTTTTTCTACTTTGATGAAATTACCTCGTTCTAATTTTTCCAACATAGTAGATACTATATCTTCAATCTTTTCCTTCTTTCCCACATGGACACCAACATAATAGAAAATGGCGAGTAGTCCTGTGGCAAGAAGAGAATGCTCTAATCCTGTCATTTAACGCTCCAATACAATGATATGTCCGAAATATTTATCGAACACTGAAATAAGGTTTTCATAGTCACCAGATGTCATCTCGTTACAAATTTTAGTAGCATCTAATTCCAACTGTCTTGCAAGGTCTTTTGCTTTACCCAACAACACATATGCATTTCCGTCTGGCCCAGTCAAATCAATTATGATTTCACTCTTTGTAGTTTTGTTCCTAATCATTTGGTGCAAACTCCTTTTCAAACTCAGTTATGATTTTCTTCTTCTTATTTAGAAGCGACTCAACAGAGTTCAGTGCCATCCTCTTTTCATCAGACGCACCCTCGTTCATCGCAATCAACAAAGTCTCAAGAACACTAATATCTTCTAATACATCAACCATTACGCAATCTCCCATGATTTAAATTTCACAATTTTTTCTAACTTCTTGACTAGTTTTCTACCATAGTCAGAGAAGAGAATTCCTTTGTCCCATACCCAAGACTCTAAATCTTGTCCGTGATAGAACTCTTCATTTTGAGTCAACCACCTTAATGCAGTTTCTTCATCACCAGCACCCAAGTCAATAGTTTCTTTGACAAGAGTTTTAAATTTTGCAATCGCAAGTTCTTCTGCTTTCTTTTCTGCAATAAAGTTTTCTTCATTAATCTTAGAAGCAGATTCGATTTCAGCATCCAACTCTGCATCTGTCATAGATGCAAAGTCAACAGAGCGAGCATATGATTTACTGTATGCATCAGCAACACAGTAGTAAGCACTCTCTTCAAGTTCAGTTCTTTTGAACTCTGCAAGAGTACCAGATGGAACTCTTTCATTCCAATACTTGGTATCTTCTGGTTCAACCATAGAACCCATCCAACAACCGTCTTTTTTAGAAAATTCTTCTGCCTCTTTTCTTTGGGCATTGATATAATCTTTAAGTGCTTTTTCCATAATCAAACCTCTTTTCTCATCATTACTAGCATAGTATACATGTTTTTAGAACAAATGTCAAGGCTTTTATTCTACCCTATCGTGAATTGGTACAGCACCATAAAATGATGAACCCATCATTTCTTCAACTTTCTCACTAAACCTTGAGTCAGAAGTTGCACCGTAGTTTCCACCGAACATAGTCCATGAACCCTTTTCAATTTCTTTCACTGGAACGATATTGACAATTGTTCTGCCCATAACATTCCTTGAAACTAATTGTGCTTCGGGATATTCTTCACTAGGATTGAAAGGCCCACTCACATTTGAAATGCAAAGTCCTTTACAATTTGCAGACACCCCACCATTTGTGCAATCACCTAGATTGCTCTTATATACGTTAATATGTAAACCCATATTATATCTCCTTTATGATTGATTTGACAAAAGAACTGAATGGTAAACTTACTTCCCAATCTCTATCCTCATAGTCGATTATTAATATATCTTCACCACCGTCAGGCCCACAACAGTGTCCAACGATTTCTGCGATTTGTGAACCCATCTCACCAAGTTTTTCGTTGAATGAATGAACCTCAAATTTTCTACCAACTGTATCCATAATTATTTCCACTCCAAGTTATTATCTTCAATCAAAATGTCTCTAACTCTTTCTCTGTCGAGACTGTCTCCACCACCCCATGTAACTTTGTCGTTTAGGGAATTGATGTACTTACTAGTTGCAGCGATAATCATTTTTGGACTCGCACCAATCGGGTAAACCGCATCGGGAACATTACCATAGAAAGACTCTACATAAGCACAGAAATCTACTACATCTGAAACTATCACATCAACTTTATCATTATTAACCATATTTTTAAGTTCCTTTCTCATTGTTTATAAGTATATTATACATGTTTTAAGAACAAAAGTCAAGGCCTAATTGCATCTTTTTTTGCATTATTTTTGACAGAATGTCGCACCTATTTTGTCATTTCTATTAGTTTGAAACCTTCTTCTGCAAGAATTTTTGCATCGTCATAGTGGGCAAAACCCTCTTCATCTGCAAAATCCATGCTACTTGTGTAATAGATTGTATGGGTATCAACATCAATATGGTGGGTATCCATCACATATTTGAAAGTCTTTGCAGTCTGGATGTTTCCAGCAATCAAGTTTCCAGCACCCTTGTAAATCTCAAGTCCACCGTTATTCGCACCGATAAAAATTGTTTCGTTTGTCATAATTAAGTTCCTCTCTCATTGACTATACATATACTATAACTTGTTTTCATAACAAAGTCAAGGCAAATCGCCAAAAAAGGCCAAAAAAAATCCCTGTAAAAACAGGGACTTAAAAAATAATTTAATATTTTTTGTTAGTTTATTTTATCCAACCATCTCTTGGTACATGTTCACCCATTGCAATATGTCTAATATCACCACGGCATATACCCATGTCATTTAATTCCCTGTCAGTAAGACTGGCAAGTTCCCTGTAGATTTTTTTGTCCATCTTTGGTGTAATAGAATCTCTAAAATTCTTGTAAAGATTAGAAACTATATCACAAAACGCACAGTAAGTTTGTGTAAGTACAGTCATTGTTTTTTCATCCTATCCAATTCTAACATAAGTGCTTTCGCTTCCTTATGGTATCCTTGTTGAGAAAGTTGTGCAGCTGCTCTAGCAGTTCCAACAATCTCAGCATGTGCAACAATACCGTCCCATACCTTGCTTACTAAATGTGCAACCTTTTCACAGATTTCACAAGTTTCTTGATAAGTGTGTCTCAACACTAATCCGATAGACATATCTACGTTCTCCTTTTTTTAAGTGACATAACATGGTCATAAAAAGCAACAACATCATCATCTCTAAGATGTTTTGTTTCATTCGCATACTCAGTCCGAATAAAGCGAACAATATCAACAGAGTTGCTTCGGTGTGGAATTAATTTCGCAAACCATTTACCCATTTGACTTCTCCTACTTTTTTTGGTTAATGAATAACACGCTCACAAAAGTGCTCACCAATCTCAGGCAGATAATGAAATACTCCTATGGGGGGGTTATTCGCACTTATTTATACAACTAGGACAGTTGCTATGACTTTTTTAGTGGAATTATTTTTGCATACCCATCGTAACAAATTTGCATAGCTCTTCTTTGAGAACCTTTGATGAACCAACTCTGACGTTTATTATTCCGTTGTAGTATTCATCAGTCAATAAGACTTCTCTATCGAACTGCTCTTTTGCTTCTAGGTAACTAAGCATGCCTCTACTTTGACAGTAGTGCAAAATCTCTCGTGTGAAGTTTTCTTCACCGAACTCTTCAACGTCAGCATTAAGGTGGTCGGAAGAACCCCAATAGGTTTTCCAATCGCTCTCTTTCGTTGAACGTCTTTTGTTCTTCCGACCTTTGAGGGGGGGTTTGGTAACTTTAAACCTTGCGAGTTTCTTACCAATATATTTTTTATTATTTGCTAGGTTTGTAATAAGATAAACGAACCCCTCACAATCGAGTGGGAGCTCGTTTACTTCTTCACCTTTGTATGTCCACATAACTACTCATCTTCGTCAAATACTTCGATATCATCTTCGTTATCTATATTTAGACTGTCCCCACAAAAGGGGCAATGAGCAACTGGATAGTATCTCTCTTCCATGTCATGTTGGATTTTAAAGACTGCATCACAGCCTTCACAAGTTATTATTTTTATCATTAACTATGCTACTTGAGATTCATAAACATCGTCCCACTTTCCTGTCAAACCAGCAACCTCATATTCGGTTACTCTGTTCTCAAAGAAGTTAGTATGGTCTGCACCGTTAAGTACCCACTCTAACCAAGGTAGGGGATTGTCCTTCACTTTGAAGTTTGGTTTCATCCCTAATTGAAGTAATCTTCTATCAGTGATATACCTTATATATGTCTTTACTTCAGAGGACTCTAAACCTTCAATTTCTCCAAGTTTATATGCCAAGTCAACAAACTTATCTTCTAGTTTAACTGCTTGTCTTGCCATCTCGTAGATTGCAGATTTGAATTCATCATCAACAATACGAGGATGTTCTGCACAGTATGCTTTGAATAGTTTTGAAATACCTTCAACGTGGATTGATTCATCACGAATACTCCACTCAACTACTTTACCCATACCCTTCATCTTACCGTAACGCTGAAAGTTTAACAACATTACGAATGATGCAAATAGTGCCACACCTTCATTCATAACAGACTTTGCAAGTGATAGTCCTAGTCCACGAACTGTGTTAGGGTCACTGTCCATCATAAACTCAATCTTATCTGCCATCTCTTGATATTCTAGGAAGGCATGATACTCGGCATCAGATAACCCAAGTGTCTCATTAAGAAGTGCGTATGCACGTTGGTGAATACCTTCACGAGATGCAAATGCACCAAGCATATTGCGTACTTCGTTGTTTTTAAATTTAGGTATAAATTGGTCAAAGTAATTTTGTCCTACTGCTACATCAGACTGTGTGAATAGTCTTAGAATGTTTGTAATGTATTCTCTTTCAATGACAGATGTTTTACCAGACTTCCAATCAGCAACGTCCTCAGACAAATCAAGTTCATCTTCAATCCAGTGAACCTTCTCGTGTCTTGTTGTGATTTCAACTGCCCAAGGGTAGTGAAATGGTTTGTAAGTTTCAGAGAACTCCATCAACCCACCACCTTTTTTCTTTACATAATTTGGTGAAACTTTCATAAAGTCATCATATGTTCCAATCAGTTTGTCATCTATAAAGATTTGTGGTACTGAACGAGCATTAGGAACTCTTTGATAGAACGCAAGTCTTTCTTCTTCATTATCCATACGATGTTCTGTATATTCATATCCATGTGATTTGAACCAGTGTTTTGCTTTTTCACAAAACGGACAGTTTGATTTACTATAAATTTCTACTTTCATTTCTTTTCCTTTATCCTTGACATGCGACACATTCATCTTGTGACTGTGCTTCCATTGTTTGTGATTCATAATCCTTTAGAGCATCACGAGCAACTTTTTGAGATACGTTCTCTGCTCTCTGTGAAGTCTCTGTTCTAAGATAATATAAACCTTTAGTTCCTAGTTTCCACGCTGCAAAGTGAGCATCGTGAAGTTGTTTCTTATCTGCACCAGCAGGGAAGAATAGATTAAGTGATTGTCCTTGACATAAGAACTCTTGTCTGTCTGCAGCTTGTTCGACTAGAGAATTCTGGTCAAGTTCAATTGCTGTTTTAAAAACATCTTTTACTTTATCAGATAGAAAGTCCAAATGTTGAACTGAACCACCATTAGTGATAATATCAGACCAAACATCTTGTGTGTTTTTCTTTGCTTTCTTCAATTCTTGTTCCAAGTATACATTCTTTACCAAGTGAGAACCAGCACGAGTACGATGTGTATATGCATTCGCTTTCATTGGTTCAATAGATGGTGAAGTAGAAACAATAATAGAACTATTAGCGTTTGGTGCGATTGCAAGTAGATGTGCATTACGTCTACCTGTTCCTTGCATGTCTGGTGCTTCACCACGTTCAAGTCCTAATTGAATTGATTCTTGACTTGCTTGTTCTTTAATTGTTCTGAAAACATCCCAATTTAGTTCTCTTGCTTCGTGTGATTCAAATGCAATTCTTTTCTGGTGTAGAAGTGAATGCCATCCCATTGCACCCAATCCAAGACTACGTTCTTGTGTTGCAGAATATCTTGCACGACTTATTTCATCCCCAGCATTGTCGATAAAGAATTGTAGTACGTTATCAAGAAAACGAATAAGGTCACGAACAAGATTAGTTTCTTTCCATTCATCATATTTTTCTAAGTTAAGAGATGACAGACAGCAAACAGCTGTTCTATCTTCTGAAGTTGGCAGATGTATTTCGTTACAAAGATTAGAACCATGTATCTTTAATCCTTTTGCTTTCATAGTATGTGGTAATGCTCTATTTGCAGTATCAATAAAATTAAGATACGGTTCACCTGTACGATAACGTACTTCAAGAATCTGTTGCCACAAAGTTCTTGCAGGCATTGTTTCTCTTACAGTTGCATCGTTAGGGTCTTTCAAGTCCCACATTTCACCTCGTTCTACTGCTCTCATAAAATCATCAGTGATATTGATTGCATGATGTAGATTAAGGTTCTTTCTATTTACGTCACCTGTTGGTACACGCATATTTAAAAATTCAATAATATCTGGATGTGAAATATCCATGTATGCCGCATAAGAACCCTTACGAGTTTTACCTTGACGATATGCAGTCATATCTGCATCTACCGTATGAAGAAAAGGCATAGGGCCTGGTGCTTTATCAGAGATTGCACGAACATCATTCCAGTGTCCACCGACACCACCACCTTTAACTGACAACCAACGCAACTCAGCAGTATGGTCGATTAGTCCTTCAAGTGAGTCTGGTACATAAGTTAGAAAGCACGAAATAGGAAGTGCCTTTGCTTTCTGTCCAGGCCTTGGTGCATTTGATAATACTGGTGATGCGAACATGAACCAACCCTTAGATACTGCATCATATATTCTTTGTGCTAGTTCTAAGTCTCCATCACAATAAGCAACAGATGCTCTTGCATATGCTTCTTGTGGTGATTGTTCTTCGTCTTTACAATAATAGTCCTTGAGTAGTTTGTATGCTTGTTCTGATAAATCTTTGTCTCTTGTTCTGTCTATTTGGATGCCGAGGTGGTCGAGACCAGTTGTTCCCTCAGCACTTGGGAATGTTACTACGTTCTCAAGGGCCATGTGTTATTTCTCCTAATTCAATATGTTTTTTTCCAAGAATTGAAAACAGTCTTTGCCTGCAATCCTTCGTGGGTGTTGTTATGTATAAGTTCTTGAATCTCTGCTGAGGTTTTTCCAGCAAGAATCATGTCGTTAATATCTTTTTCTTCAACGTCCTGTGGCCAGATGACAACTCTGTATCCTTCATCAATACAGCGTTCTATCTGTTTACAGACCTGTTCATTGCGAGGTTCGTTATCTGGAACGAGTACCGCATTGGTTTTGAACTGGGGAACACGCAAATCACTTTGAGCAACTGCGATACAGTTCTTTAGAAAAAGACTGTCGATAGGGCCTTCAACAACATATATTGTTTTGTTCTTGTCAACCTTATCTAAACCAAATATTTTGGGATGTTCTTTATCCAAAATAATAGTAATATATTTTTGGGGTTCATCCCCAAATGCCCGTCCTTGAAATGCAAAGACCTCTCCATCCTCTTTTCTGAATGGAATAACCATACGAGGATGGTCTCCAACTAGAGAGGGGAACTTGTCTTTAACATGTCCATTGACATATTCAAAAAACTTTGGACAGAAATATATATCATTCCACAGCTCTTCACTTATGCCTCTTTCCAATAAAAATTTGGTAGCAGGATGATTTTTTTCAAGTTGCGAAAATGAATCCAGTTTAAGAGACTTGCGAAATACAGGTTTCTTAAACTTGAAGTCAGGCGTCTTAATACCTGCTCCAGGCGTCCTATCTCCTCGACCATTGGATGTAAGACCTTCCTTGTACCTTTCTAGTACATATTCCTTGTGTAAATTTGAATCTACATGTTCTATCAGTTTTGATAGACTTGTACCCATAGCACAGTTATGACATTTATAGAAAAGGTCATTCTTTGTTCTATAGATAAACCCTCTTGCCTTCGTCCGTATCTTTTGTGAATCACCACAATATGGACAAGAGAACTGCCAAAGATAGTCAGTCTTTCGTTTAAAGTTCCTCAGACGAGGGGATATAAGGGATATATACTTTGTGTCGATATAATTCATAAGTCATAATATACAGGATTTCACCGTCAATGTCAATAGATTTACATAAGAATTGGTAATATCTCAGTTAATGCAAATCCGATGACTATGGAGCCTCCAATAAGGACATATCTCCATTTTTCCAGAACACCTACTCTGGTTGATAATTCGTTTCTTAACTGTCTGAAATGTTCAGATTCAGTCTTGTTATGTTCACTCATGGCATCCACGAGTCTACGTTCCATCTCATTCATTTGAGTGGTACTTTCTTTAGCGTTGGATGTGATTCTACTGTGCAATTCTAGAACAGTTGTCTTAAACTCTTTTTCTTGTTCGTTCAAAGCTTCTTCCTGTCTTATTAGTTTCTCTTCATGCACCGCCATGATGGTATGTAAAGACGATGACACCTCTGCAATCTTTTCAATTGCAGAATCAAGTCGGACATGAATTTTCTTCATGTCTCCAACTTCTCTTTTTAAAAGTTCTACTTCGGTTTCAATCGTCTTTACAGTCGCCATACTATTTCTTCTTACTTGCTTTTCTGTGTCCATTCCATGCGACAAAGCCACCAAGTCTTAGTGCCCAGTAAGCAAGATAATTCAAAAATTTGAATCCGTTAATTTCAATATTGATATCTCTGAAAATAACATCTGCATCTTTTTGAGTCATCATACCCCAAGTACCTTTACCTTTTCTTTTAAGTGTAGCATACTTGTAAGCATAGTCATGCACTAATCCACCCATAAGCAATACACCTGTTGGTGATAACCATGTGTGTAGGAACTTAGGTATGGATGCTCCGTCAAATTGGAATCCTTTAGGAATCACATATTCAACTGCATCTATTGTGTAGTGAAAGTCCTTTGCAACAATCCAATGGCGACTTCCTGTCAACCACATCCAGATTGCTTTCCAAAATCCCTTTCCCTTTGTTGGGATTGGAATTGGTTTCATGTGAGGCATTTCTTTGTATTCAAATCCTACACGCTTTGTACCTTCTTTGTCATCAAGCATATTAATGATAAATCCAACAATGATAAGAACTCCCACCACTGTGAACTGCCACCATGTCATTGCAAGATGAACAATTAAGTCCCATGTTATAAGTTGTAAATATTCCATTTACTCTTCTCCTGTTTTTTCGTTGTCCTCTTCCTCTGGGGTTGGGGCAACTGCTTTCTCATAATATACAATAATCTGTTTTTGTTGTTCTATGTAACGTCTAAGTTCTGCAAAGTTCTTAGATAGGTTTTCATAGTCTTTCACACTTATCGCAATATATGAGTCTGCACCGTTCTTCGCCGAATACTCTGTAAGGAATTCCTCATAGTTCTCTTCGGGAGAAACAACATAAATCTTAACCTTGTTCATTTGAACTGGTTTTGGATGCTGAACTGTAGGGATAGTCTTTTCTACTATCTTTGTTTGTACTACAATTTCTGCCTCAGGTCTAAAAGTAGAACAACTACTCAGTACTAGCGTTGTCGCTAGTAATAGACTCAAGGTCATCCCAAAGTTTATCTGTCGCATTCTGCATCCTCTTTTCAATCAACCCTGGCTTCTTGTTTGCAAGATGCGTTAGGTTGTGTTTGTTTAACGTATTACGCAATTCGTCACCATATTCTTCTGACTTGCGTAAATTCGCATTGAGTTCAGAGTTCAGTTCATTCAGTCTTTTTGAATCCTGTCCCATCTTCTCAATAGTTGCTTGGTTTGTTTCATTCGCAACTTCTAGTTTTGCATTGTTATCACGCAATGTAGCAATAGTTGCTTGGGTGGTGTCGTAATAGTATTTTGCACCATACGCTGCACCACCCAGCAAACCGACTACAATTAAAATTGCATATAGTCTCATCATTCTTTAGGCGCCTTAGTTCCAAACTTCCTCTCATAAGAGGGGTCGTTTGCATATTCGCTTGCCCATCTATTCTCCGTGAATGTAGCAAAACCAATCAAACTGTTAATGTCCTCATAGTTTTGTGTAATCCAAGCATCCATATCATCAGTCTTTGCTTTTAAATCTGCAATGTCACGTTTAATGTTAACATCATCTTCGACTGCAAACCGACTAGTCAATTCAGATACTTGTTCATTCAGTTGTGAAATAGTTTGTGCTTGTTGAGCAGTCCACCAGACAAATGCTGATACCTGTAAAACAATTGCGACTAATACACCAATACTAAACTTCATATTCATTTGTATAAATCCTACTCAGATTTCCAAATTGTCCATGCACCATATAGAATAGCAATATAAGCTGCTATGTCTGCAAGCGGACTTGCGATGAGCATGACTACACCAAGAGCAATAAGAGCAGCTCCATCCCATGAAGTTCTTTCTTCTATTCTTGATTTAATCCAATTTTTCATTTCTGTCTCCTTTTATTTAAAAGATAGTTTGGGGTTAGACGTTGCAAATGATTTCTTTCTCATAACTGTCTTTGCAACTAAGTCTAGTTCCTTACCATCCCATTTTAATACAAACGGCATGTTAACGTCCGTCTGCATATCGTTTAAGACTGCTTCGGCGTCTGGGCCGAGTTGTGCAATCTTCTTACCATGCTTCTTATAAGATTGCTTAAACATCCGTATAAGCTCCGCCACAGTAATCTGTTTCTTGTTTCGTGCATCATTTACTCTATCTAAGAAATGACGAGTGAATTCTACGTCAATTCCTACACTCTTATATAGTCTGTCTGCATATTTCTCTACGTTGTCCAAATCTGCTTTGGTAAGTTGTCCATCACCAGATGCAGCATTTAAATCTGCAATTGGTTTGTACATTCCCAACGCATAGGAATACGACTGTTCAAACTGTAAAAAGGTTTTCAATTTACTTTACCTTTGATAAGGCAAAGTCTGCAATCTTCATAAACTGTGCTTTCTTACCGTTAATCAT